AGGTAATAGTATTAGTAGATCTAGAAGTAGAGTCAAGTGCAACTCTCCCTAACTCAGTACCTAGTGCAGTTTGAGACGTAGTAGCAGTAGTATTTGATGAACCGACAGCCATGTGACTCATGATTGCAGTCGTATTACCCACCATTCTTGACGCAATAGTTTCTTTACCTACCGCTACAACTAAATTATTAATTTTACGATAATCTTTCTGATTACCATTCTCATCTAAAAGTATAACTTCTAAGTTACCTTTAACGTTTATTGATTCTGTGAACATTTATTATTCCTTAAATAACTACTTCGGATCCGCTGGATACATATAATTCTGAGAAATATGTGGGGTCAGAATAGTCAACTATATACCGTAAACCAGAAATTGATTCTGTAAACGAAACCGTGCTATCTGTATTATTTATAGTAGTAGAGAACGTCTTAGCTACTGCTTCAGACAGTGTAAACGTATCTAAATCAACTAATTTACCTACCCGTTTACTTACTGTCTCTAATGTAGTAAAGGTATCAAAAAGGTCTGCAAAAACATTTTGTTTAGATACAACACTGACGTTAGCAGATAAATTAGCTGTTGCAGACAATACCCTGTTAACAAACAAATTAGTACCAGCCTGGTGAACTAATTTCTTAACAATGTTATAGAAGGTACTAATATCTAGTTCAGAAGAAATCACATATGCAAACGGCTGATAGCGTTGACTATCCTGTATCTTTACATCTGGTTCACACACAAAGCCTTGGGTTGAAATGTATTCTCCAGGGTATCTAGCTATAGCACCTAATCTAAAATTAATACTAGCATCATTAGGGTTCTCTACACCAGCAGTAGTAACAGATGTTAGTAGTTGAGATGTTGAAGTACTTGAAACTAAGGTAGTACCTGTATAGGTAAACGGGGTAACATAGTCTTCTAAGAAGTATCTATCGCTATCGGTTATAGAATGTATTCTTGTTGCGTCAAAGGCTTCAGAAAAACCACCACCTTTGGTTTGAAAATACTTAACTCTTTTAGTAACACCTAGTGCGTTAGATAATATAATACTGAGATCTTCAGTAAAATTATAACCGTAATTTAAAAATCTTAGTATTTCAATAGAGCCAGTTGAACTAACTCTTGCAATTCTAACTAAAGTATCTACTCCACTTCCAACTGTTACGTTAAAGATTTGACCGACTCTAAAACCAGAGCCTCCGGATACAATTTCTACATTTGTAGTAGTTGGTTTAATAGTACCAATAAACAAGGTTCCAGATGTACCTGTTACAGTAATTTCATCATTAACTTCAAACGGCACGGGAAAAGCACTGTGATAGAATATTTCGTATAAATTGCCGCTGAGACTTTTAACTCTAACAATTTCAGCGGTATATTTAATATTATTTTTAGATAGTGTTAAGAACCTATCTTTTATATCTGCTGCACTTCCAAAGGTAAGAAGAACCCGAATAGAAGTTCTAAGACTCCATTGGCCATCAGATGGTCTTAATACAAAGTCATAAGGGTGATTGGTTTGAGCTACCGTATCATAAAGAACTTTAAACAAAGTTTCAATAGATAATGTACTGCCTTTGGCAGCATAAAGACCTTTAATTTTTTTAATTAAAAGTGGTTTATCTACCAACAAACTTACAGGTAGGTCTTTAGCGTAGTTGGTTAAAAAATAGTTAACAAACGCATCAGTTGTTTGATCAATGTCACTGTACTGTCTTGCATTTTGAACAAGCTCTAAAGCCCCCTGATCTTGCTCCAGAAACTTATAGTAGTATTCTAAAAACGCAACAAAGGTTGTATAGTCAGACCTGATAAACTCAGGTAGCTGACTATTAACAAGCTCCGATACTTTTTCTTTAATTCTTGTAGTTGCCATATTATACCGATGCGGTCACATTAATTGTGGTACCTGCCAGCAAACCACCAATTTTATTAATGGTAGTATCATCCTGTACTAATATTTCGCTTCTTGAAACAGATAAATTATAACTAGCTTCTTGAATAGAACCAGTAATTCTAATATCTGTCACTCCGGCTGGAATACCAGTAGGTGTAATACCTGATATACTAATTACTCCAGTACCGTAATTAATAGTACCAACATTAGTTGCAACAATTGAACTATTTACAACATTTACAAGTCTCAGTACCCCCGACCCTGTATCACTAGATGGGGAGTCATTAGGCAAGTCTGTTATTTTAACAAGTGTAGAAACTCCGCCTACAGATACATAAAAGTAACTTGAAAGAATAGAACCTGGTTTTAACGGGTTTCTATATTTAATTGCAGTATCACCGGTAAATAAGTTAGTAGTATTTAATGTAGGTATTATCCGTCTTTGCAACTTAAGGTTAACCAGTGCACTAGTAATAGAGGAATTTTTAGCTAAAATTGCATTCGTTAATGCAGAGTAAATAAAATCTTTATTAAACTTTTGTAAGTTAGTAGAGAAGTAATCCGTAACAGCTGTATTAACCTGAGTCTTAATTTGATCAGATGACAAGGTTGTAATGGAAGAATTATAAACGATATCAGCAGTTATGTTAACATAAAAATACGTTGGATCAATAAACTCAGGTATAATTGTAATACCTTGTTTAGATTTTAATATGTTAGTTTTAATGTTATTTTTTGTAGCATCTGATATAGTAAAACCAGAATAAGGCTTTAAAGAAATTAATACTTTACCATAGTAAGGAGGATCATTATCCTCTCCGCCCCACACTGATACCGATTCTGCACCTGCATAATTTGCAAGTATCAGAGCCTCATAATCGGTTGCTGTTACCGCTCTATTCTTAGATGCATTTACCCGAGGTGCATTAAACTTAATAGATGTAATACTTTCTGAGTTTGCGCCACCAGTAGAGTTACTGTTAACAGTGATAGCAATTGAGCTTGAACCACCAATGGTAGTACCGGCAGTAAAGGATTGAGCAACTGTATTTGATACATTAACTGCTGAACCGGTTGCAACCAAGTATTGAATAGTAATAATATTACCAGCAGTTAGACTTTTACCGATTATACCGTCACCAAAGTAAATTTGATATTTACCCTGAGGATTTTGTTCAAGATAATATACTTTAGATGTACTACTTAAGCCAGTAATATCTGTCGATAGGGTATAGGTGCTTGTAGTTGTATCGGATGAAGATGTTTGAACACTGACTTTAATGGTAGTAGTGTCAACTGCCTCGTTTGGAATTTCATACTTGGCAGCCGGTGTTATATCGGATACAACATAGCTATAACTTAACAACGTACCTTCTGTAACATTAACCCCACTAAATGTATACGTTGAACCTACCCTTGAGGCTGTCTTAGCCTCTGTGGTAAGGAAAGTATAAGATACTCCATCTACAGTAGATGTAAATGGTGTATATCGATCCATAGTCAAAGATGCAGGCAAGTTAGATGGATTGGTAACTACAATATCTAAATTTGCAACTGCACCTCTGGCTGATACCGGAGTATAGCCCAGGTGCTTGGCAATAGAAACTGCAGAAGATCTCTTAACTGCTGAATCTAAGAACATCTCATTTACCACCATATTAGCCAAATAAGCATTGTAGTGGGTATTATAGGCTAAGATGTCCAATAGTGAAGATAACCCTGATCCTTCAAAATCGTAATCTGTAAATTCGGTTTGAGAATTTAAGTAGGTCTTTAAATTTGATTTGATCTGATCGAAATCAAGTTCGGCTATTCTTAGATTAGACATTATCTTATTCTTGTTATTAATGTGGTTAAAGTAATGGGTCTATCGGAGTTATTTAATCTAAAAATTATATCGCAGACAATATCATTTTCATCAACCTTTTCACGCAAACTAATTTCTAACACCGTTACTCTTGGCTCGAACTTAGAAATTGTATCTGAAATAGTCTTCTTCATGACCTGAACGGTTACAGGATTAAAGTTTTCAAATAAAAGACCATGTATCTGACAACCAATCTCAGGATGAAAGGGACGCTCGTAATGTCTCGTAGATACTAAATTTCTAAGAGATTGCTTGACCGCTTCTTCATCGTTCTTTCTTAGCACATCTCCGGTGACCGGATGAGAAGAAAAAAGAAGGTTAAAGTCTGAATATTGTCTGGTATTTCTGGTAGCCATGTTTATATTTATATCAGTTTGCGAACACGTCTGAACTTCCCTGGGTGATACTATCGTTTCTTGTGTCTCTATCCCCTATTCTACATACCCCAACTCCATTAGCAAAGACAGTTGAGCTACCCCCCACCATTGTATCCAGGCGAGTATCCCTATCTCCAATACGCACAACTCCTATACCGTTTACAAAAACAGAAGAACTTCCATTATTTTTAGTATCGTTTCTGGTGTCTTTGTCACCAATTCTTGCAATTCCTGCCATTATGCTAACTGGGTTAGACCCTGAGAATGGGTCTTATGGTTATGGAAAGTTAATACCTGACTTCTGTTCTTCACAGCATAAGAGATGTGAATCCATGGGTTGTTGGCATAGCTACAATACTCTAATATCATTTGATCGTAATTAAGAACTTTTGCAAGTTTAGTGGCTATTTCAAAGTATTCTTTCTTTGTAATGCCTTTAAATTGTATATCTACACCTTGACCAAGAGGGTGCTGAGAGGTCTTAGCATTAGATGCATTCCCAGGGTCTCTAAAAGCTGATGTAACAAACATATTAGGGTATATCTTCTTTACTGGCTCAAGAATGTTTAATGCAACTGCTTGAAGATTATATACAATTTCACCATATGTTGCTTTTTCGTGGGCTCGAATTATATCTCTCGTTACAGCAGC